CGGAGGAGCAGCCATCGGAGGAGCAGCCATCGGAGGAGCAGCCATCGGAGGAGGGGCCATCGGAGGAGCAGCCATCGGAGGAGGAGCCATCGGAGGCGGGGTTATCGGACGACCCGCCATCGGAGGGGGCATAGGAACTTGCGGAATATTTAACCGACTTCGATCAAGGCCGCTAAAATCAAAACCCCCTAATCCACGGTAATTAGAAGGCGGGGCAGGCACAGGAGGCAACGGTGCAGGCGTCGGATTGACCACACCAGTCGGCAAAGAGTACGGACGAGGTTGCGGCCCAACGTTGGGGTTTCTATTAAAATATAACATCAGTACTCTCCGTCAAACCGCTGCGGTCTCGCGATAGGGCTGAAACTCTTAATCGCACCGCCTCTTGCTTTTTTAACTACCTTGCGCTTAGTTTTATTTTTACCTGACTCAGATAAAGCGATAGCTAAGGCTTGTTTATACCTATAACCCTCCCCCATCAATTTCTCAATGTTAGCACTAACAACTTTATCACTCTTCCCCTTCTTCAAAGGCATTTTAGTAACCCATGTGATCCACGCCTTGAGTCGCCGCCCCCGTACCACGTGTCTTTATTTTACGCGGGGTGTTATCAAAATCAGTAAGACCACCCGCGCAGGGTGCTGGCGCTGTTTTACCATACGGAATTCGCCCTTGACCCTTAATGTCGGCATACTTCACCGCCTTTGGCGAGCGACTAGGGGCAGACCCGTTTACTTTTATCTTTCGATTTTTCACTATGAATCTCCTCGATTATTTTGTTGTTTCAACACTTCTCTATCCATTGCAGCCTGTATTCGAGCGGCTGTTTGTCGCTCTTGCGCAGCAATACGTTCCCCAAATTGCTCCGACCGCATCTCTTGGTTCTGTGCGTCCAACTGGAGCTTGGCTTGGTCAATCTGATTGTCGGCTTGATTGTCCTCTGACTTAGCCTGAATCTCCTGCTCCTTCAACTGGATCAAAGGATCAGGGGCCCCCGCACCAGACATTTCACCAGACAAAGCTTTCACACCTTGCAGACCCTCCGCAATAAACTGCGACGTCATGCGCTCTACTTCGAGCATCTGTTCTTCGTCTGCCGGTTGACCACCCGACTTCTGAACCTGCTGCAAGTACGCAACCGCCGCTTGTTCCCGTGCTGCAATCTGTACGTGCTCCATAACATGCTTTTGAACCGTCATCGCTACCGGAGGCATTCCACCCACAATAGGACTTGTGCCAAAAATCAAGTGCGCCTTAATATGCGCCTCGTGATCCTGACCTTCAAAAGCCTTCAACGGCAACATGTCTAACGCATTAATGTTCTCCTGTGCCGGATCAATAGGAACAGGCTCTTCCGCAGGCACTGACTTCATTATACGATCTACGTCAGTTACACCCAACGCCTCGTACATGTCACGATACACTTCGTGAATGTTATGAATCTCCGGCGCTTGGGCCGCGATCTGCATCTTAGTCTGAGCCAACATAATACGCTGGGCCTGACTAAATACATTAGGATTACTGACCGGAATAACGTCTACACGGTCATCAAAATCCTCACGCATGATATTTTCATCACCACCGGGAACCGAATAAGGATACTCCTGCGGCAAACTCTCCGACATCACCCGAGCAAGAATCTTGAACTCCTGACGCATCGCATAATGCAACCGCTTATGCACCGCGCTCATGACACGGGCACCTTGCTCCATCATCGCCATCGTAGTACCAACAGCCGCCTGCTGATTACCATCACCTACTTTAAGATCAGTGATCGTGGCAAACCGCTGTGCAGCATCCACCACAAAACCAAGCAATTGAAACAATGTCTGATCAGGACCCTTAAACGGTAACGGCATCAGACTGTCGCGAATAGCACCACCGGGCGCGTCTACATCCCGGAACTCACCGGGCTGCAAAGGCTCCTCATCATCCCTGATCCGTAGCCCGCGGGCCTTGAAACCCGCCGGAAGGTTAGAGAGCGTACCAGCATCAATCAACTGTCGAAGTGCAGACGTCGCGGTCCGCGACAAACCGCCAATAGTGTGGATCAAACCTAAACCGTAGAAACCGAAACCGGGTAAGAATTTGTAATGTGTGAAATAGTTGATCTTCTTACGAAGACCATCCTCTTCGAGATAGTTACGACGGACAGACAGAATCTGACCATTGTCCTCGGAAATAGTAACGATATAGGGAATTTTAATGCCCGTAAACTCGTCGTCTTCGTCAATATCTTCGTAACCTTCTAGGTCCAAATCCACATGGCACTCTAAAATAGTGCAGTCATAATCGATCTGATTGGCGTCCATACCCTCCAGACGGTCCATCTCACCTGTGAGCGAAGTCAATTCTTTCTGCGACGGAATTACCTCAACGTCTAAGTACAGCCCCGCAACCTGACGCTTACGCAAATCGTTTAACGACATGCGAACAACTTGTGTAATGTTAGGACAGGAGGAAAGGTCCGTAGTCTCATACGGAACAACAAGATTCTCCGCAGGAACAAACTTGGACACTGCCCTGTCTAGCGTCTCATCGTAATAAGTCTTTTTGAACGTAGAACCCGCCAACGGCAAGAAAAATAACATCTGATCCATGTCGGGCGTATATTCTTCCATTACATTAGTAATGTAATAATTCATGAATTGTCTAACACGATGCGCTTGCTGTGTCTTAGCCGCAGTGTTCTTTCCCATCACCACAGTACGAACAGGACCCGAAGGAGGGAGTAATTCGTTAAACGCTTGTGCTTGGAATTGAGTGGCCGCTTCCGCCAACAAAGGGTGCGTTACACCAGAAGCCCCACGAAAAGGCTGTGTGCGCTCTTCATAGTTAAAGCCCAATAACTCAAGGCCATTGGAATACGCTTCTTCCCAATCTTGACGACTGGCTTTGTTAGAATCAAACTCGCCTAACAGCTCAGAAGAAATGCGCCCCAGCTCACGGTCCGGAATCTCTTCCGCGAGGTTAGCACCAAATTCAAGGTTCTCGCCCCGTTGATCGCTAGGATCAAAATCGATAACAACCCCACCGTCTTCTTCGGTGGTAATCTCAATGCCTTCAACATCCTCGACATTCAACATCGACATAACGTCGTTTTGTGAATCGGGAAGCTCTAGCTCAACCTCAGCCGCCATGTCCTCCATGCTCATCTGAGACGGAACGTTCCTAGCCATCAACCCAGCATTTGTTTTTCCGTTAGCCATAAACGCTCCTAATGATCCGGTAAGAAGTAACCTGAATTGTCCCGAGGGAAGTATAAATCAGGCCCGTCTGCCGGACTTCTAAAGTTTTTACTCCACCCGGGCTTTCCCGCAGGAGTACCCTGCTCATCTGGTTTTCTTCCTAGAATTACATTTAACTGTGCAAAAATAAGTTTGTCTACCCCTGCCGCGAGTTGAGCCGCAGTAGCCTCTATTCCCGCCTTCTTAAACAGAGCAATGCCCACCGCATTGTTCCGGTTATCCATCTTCATGTGTTCGCGGTTACCAAAGAAAAGGCTTTCCCCCAACTCCCCAACCCTTCGTGCAGTCTCCGGCCCATAACCACGGGCCGCGAGGGCCGAACCAAGCATGTGGCCCCGCGTATCCTCTAACTCTTGCGGTGTCGGCATATCATCTCGCGGACGAGCATGGCGCGTTCCACCGGAAACAGGATCAATGCCCTGACTACCATCCGGCAACTCCTCCGTAGGATAGTTATAATCCGATGCCAAGGCTTCAAAAAAAGTTTGACCTTCAGGGTAGTAAACGTCCCGAGTGACCGAATTAGTTCGACCAGACGCACGTATCTCATTTTGCGTCTGGGAACTAAGGGGTAGCGGAATTTCCTCAGAAGGTTCCGACCAAAGCTTATCGGCGATAAACGATCCAACCCCTTTTTCCACATAGGGAGGCTCCTCCAAAAACTCTGGGTTATCTTCTACGGACGGGTCTAAAGTAACAGTAGCGCCACCGTTCTCGTAATAAGAGACAAAGCCGCCCGCTCCAAGATTCACCGCAGTGTTGTTCATATGCAGGCTTTCCGTTCCATAACTAATAATACACTCTCACTTTAGCAGAGTTGTCTCCCTCTTCCCAGTCGTCAGACGGCAACTGTACAAAATTCCCCTGACGATACCGCATAAGAGCCTGAGTCATACTATCTACCAAATCGTCAAACTCTCCGTTAGGAAAAGCAGCCACCTCCTCAATCAACTCCTCCGCCCACGTCTCGTCCGGATACCAAATCATCCCCGCCTCAAACAAAGGCGATACACTGTGAACCCTCATCACCTTGTCATTGCCCCGACTCGGCGTAAAATTAACCACCGGAATGCCCTGCGCACGAAGCTCCTGCGTCAACGGCGTCCCACTAGCCTTCGCCTCAATAATCACCGTGTCCGGCTCCCAAAACTTATACAAATCCAACGCAACCTGCTTCAATTCCGGAAAATCCCACCGACCCTTCTTACTGTCCAATAAAATTAAATTGGGACCACTACTCCCCTCATTAGGATAAAATACCCCCCACGTCGTAATCGCCGAATAATCCGCCGTCTCCTTCCGAGAAAAAGCCGTGTCGTAACTCTGAATCACAAACTCTAACTGAGGAACCTCCTCCTTATCCCATAACTTCCACCACTCACGCTTAATGATCGCACTCTCTTCCCCCGTGGGATTCTGCTGGTACTGAGCATTCCACTTGCTAATAGGAATAGAAGCCTTAACCGCAATTAAATCTTCAAGACTCCAATACTCAGGCCAACACGGCGTCCCATCCTCAAATATGGCCGGTAACTCCACTACCTCCCACTGATCCGCCAACGGGTCCTTGGCCATGGACCGTAATAACTGACCCGTCATGTCCTTCTCAGACCACCTAGTCTGAACAATTACTATCGCACCCCCCGGCTGTAACCGCTGCCGAGGACCACCCGTGTACCAATCCCACGCATCATCAAAACCCGACGCCGACATCGCAGTCTGCTCCGAATGAGGATCATCAATAATAATTAAATCCCCACCACGACCCGCTAAATTCGACCCAACACCCACCGCATAATACATACCCCCCGCGCTCGTATCCCAACGACCCGAAGCCTTACTGTCCGCCGATAACTTTACGTCAGGAAATATAGATTTGTATTCGTCCACGTCCAAAAGATTCTTCGTCTTACGCCCAAAATTTACAGCCAACTCCGTCGTGTGCGTCGCCTGAATAATCTTCATCTTCGGATTCTTGCCCATCATCCACGCCGGAAAAAGAAAAGACGCAAACTCACTCTTCGTGTGCCGCGGTGCCATGTTGATGATCAACCTCTTTAACTCGCCGCCCGCGACCCTTTCTAACTTGTCCGCGATGATCTTGTGGTGCCTCCCAATAATGAAATCGGGCCACATAACTTTTACAAATTTTAAAAAATTATTTTGGCATACTTCATTCTTCTCGAGCCGCGCTAAACGCAATTCAAGCTTTAACTTTTTTTCCTCTACCGCAGGATTTTGGGCGCTACTCATAGGGGTCCCTGTAACTTTTGTCACGCAGTTTTATGGTGTTCCACGTGGAACATCCACGCAAAAGGAACAGTATTTATATGCGATATTACACGCTTATATAAGACAGTTAAAGCTCATTGGAAAATTCCAATGAATATTTGAGAGAAACAAGGTCCTTGAGCCCCGGCCCGCCGACACGCGCGACGGCCCGAGAATCGCGATTTTTGGCTTTTTGCTGGCGATCTTTGCCCCGATAGCCACGGGCCCCGGGACAATTTCCGGACACTTTGTCCCGGCGATCCGGCGGCGCCAGACGCGGAGCACGGTGTACGTTAAATGGCCGCGTCATTTGCAGGTGTACGTCATTTTTTGACATACACCCGGCCATCGGGCCGCGGCCCGGTGAAAAGATCGCTGCGGATCGTCGACGTGCAGCCATGTCAATCTTGGTCGTCCCGGTGCAGCTCGCCGCGGATCGTCGACGTGCAGCTCACCGCGGATCCGGCGACGTGCAGCCATGTCAATCTTGGTCGTCCCGGTGCAGCTCGCCGCGGATCGCGGATCGTCGGATCGGATCGGATCGGATCGGATCGGATCGGATCGTCGGCGTCGGCGTCGAGCTAGGCCCACGGCCCACGGCCCGGTACGATTCAGCCAGTGGCCGCGGCACACGGCCCGGCAGAATGCACTGTTTTATGCAGGGCCGCTGAATTGTGGATAACTCAGGAAGGCCGCTGGTCAAAAAATGAGCACTCCCGGCTACAGGCCACGCGGTTGCTCG